CGCGTTAGTGAAGGTGTTGCGGCGCACAAAATCCACTCCGCTCAAAGACGTCGAGCGGAACGGAATCAGATCGCGGACGCGCATCCGCCTCTGGGGCGGAATGAAGATTCCGGAGAGACGCTCAAACTGCATAATTCCAGGAGTCTGCGCCCCGACCGCCGAAGACGTGATGGTGGTCTTTCGGGAGATGTCGGCCCACCTGGCAACGTCCATCTCGGCCTGCATTTGCTTCGAGTCAACCTCGATGCCGCGGCTGGACTTGCGCCAACTCTTGCACCATTCCATGATCTCGGGGGCTTCGATGAAGACCTGGCCGAGAGTCTTGTGTTCCTGCGACCCGCCATTCGAGTGCGGGCGGAGGACTTCGGCGCGCAGAGACTCGACCTGAGCCTTCAGGTTGTCGAAGGCCGACTTGGTTTCTGTGGTTACGGTGCCGAGCGTTTTGATCTCTTCGTCCGCCTTAGCGAACTGGGTCTTGATCTCGGCGTTAGACTGTTCCAGGAGATCCTTCAATTCATTGGATTCCATTATTTTCTCCTTTGTTTGAGTAGCGTCTTCAACACCGAGTGGTCGGGGTCGGCCTCGGCCGGCGAATCCGTGTTGCCCTGCTTTTCGGCTTCTGCTGTCTGAGCTCCGGCGGCTTCGGCCATCATGGGTTCATCCACCATGGGCGCAGTGTCGGTTGGCGTCCCAGCTAGGAGTGCGGTTAAAACATCGATAGCTTCCTGAATCTTTTCGCGCGAGGCATCGCTCAGCGTGCGCCCGGCCTTCTGCTCGGCGGGCTGTGCGCTCATCTCGCTCATGTTGTTCATCGCGTCAAGATAACGCGGGAGCGCGGACAGGTAGGCCCCGCGAAACTGGTCAATGGATTCACTGGAAGCGGTAATCTTTTCGACATCATCCATGCGGGAATCCCACACAATGGAATCGAGAGAATTTTGGAGCGCGTGTTGAACCATGCAACGCGCCGAGAGTGACTGTGCCATATCTAACTCGGTTGCGAAGTCGGCCTTGCCTTCGCCCTTGACTCCGGTCACCTGGGCTTGTGGTAGCATCGGAAACGTCACGATGCTGCCCTCATAGAGAGCGATCTCTTTCAATATGCGGACGCCGTTCTCCACCTTGCTCTTGATGACCTTGTAGCCGATGCTGAGGCCATGGACCACGCCCGCTTTCATGAGCGCTACCGCGTCCCGAGCAAGTTGTAGATCCATCACAAGCGTGCCCTGGACTTCGAGCGCTTCGCCGGTGTCCTTCACGGCGAGCATTCCCACAGGGTCTCGGTGCTGCCACAAGCATGGGATATCTCCGCCGCTCTCTTGCAACGTCTTTGAAAAAGCGCCCTTAGAAATCGAGTCGTTACCCAGATCAACCACGTCATACACGGACAGAACGCCGGTGAACGTGCCCTCGTCGGACACGGACTTGATGGTTATCGCGAAGTCTTTCGTTTGGTGAATTTTGGCGTCTGCCATAATTGATCTCCTATTATTTCGGCGGCGCTACTGTTACCGCTCCGGTTCGGCCCGCGACGGTGGTGAGTCCCGACCGTGAAGCCGCTTCTACCGCGGCTACGTCGATCCTGTTGAGTTGAATGGTGGGACTGTCTCCGCCCGGCGTCGGGTTCAGCCTCTGCCACCTGCGAACTTCGTTGATAGAGTACACGCCGGCTTCTAGGAACTTGCGGAACCCTTCCGCCTGTGTGCTGAAGTCGCCGCGGAGTAGCGCCTCCATATTGTGCTCGGCGTAGAGGCGCCCCTCGATCTGCTCTTCGGGAGTAAGTAGGCAGCGGTGGATAGCTTCCGCCCAGCGTCGATCCCACGGCGCCAGCGTATTCGTGCGATACGCCGTGTTCTCGGATTCGATGCTGTTGTACCCGGCTCGTTCGATATCGGCAAGTTTGTGCGGAGGCAACCGAAGAACGCGGCAGACTTCGAGAACCTGAAACTTTCGCTGCTCGATCATCTGGGTTTCGGAGAACTTTGGCGTGATGATGCTAGCCTTCATGCCCTCTTGCAGTACGGCCGGCTCGAATGACGTCTTACCGAGTCCCTGATGCCATTTAACCCACGCTTCCTTGACGCGCTGTATGGCTTCCGCTGTGAGCACCTTCGCGTCCGCTGGGCGCTCGATAACTACGTCCAGCATCGATCCCTGCGCGAACCACCGCGCGGGGTACTCCTGCACGGCCAGCGTAAGACCGATCACGTGTCTTGCCCGTTCTAGGATGTTCTCGCCGGATGTTCCGTTGAGCGTGAACCCGCGAAGATGGAAAACGTCGGTGCGGGGATGCCACTGAGTCACTCCGTACCTATCGGGATATCCGTAGATTAGGGCATTGCTGTCCTTGTCCCGATCCACCCTGACGTTGTCCGGCTGCCATGGCCACAGTGCTACCACCTTTCCAGCGTCGCGCTGGATGTAGGCGAAGCCGTTACCGCAGAGAATCGCATGCCCGGTTAGGCACTCACGAAACTCTCCAGCACTGGTCTCTGGATTCGGAAGGTCCCGCAGTAGCCGGTACAGCGGATGGTCTGAGGCCTGTTCCGTGCTCTTTCTGTCCGGAGAACGCCGATGAAGGAACAACGGCATCGTTCCGATGTCCTCAGAGATGATCTTCACGCCGGCGTACACGGTCGCCGACTCCAGTGCGGCGTCGCGGGAAACCTGCTTTCCGCTGTAACTGGAGTAGTTCCCGAGCGATGCTGTGATGCCTCGGTATCCATTGCGCGCTAACCAGTCCGTCTGAGGAGTGGGGTTGTCAACGCGGCTGTCGGTGACCATCAGACCCTTCGTGCTGAGTCCAGTGGAGCGTTCCAGCGCTCTGGTAATGCTGCGGATGGCGCGCGGGGTGTCAGTGTGTTTTAGCAAAGTTATCAGCGCGCCCTGGAACATTAAATCACCGCCGTTTCAGCATTCTCGTAAACCGAATCCGCCTGCTCTCCCGGTAGAGACATTCGCGCGAGAGCCGTAATGGCCGCCGTCGCACCATCAATCCGAACGTGCTCTTTCTCCCGGTGTGGCTTCACGGGCCGGATGTTATCGTTTCCGTCGCCCCGGGTGGTGAGGCAACTCGCGTTGTACCGCATCACCGGGTGGTTGCCGTGCCCGACCTTCCCGCACTTAATCAGCGAGAGTAGTTTCTTGGTCGCCTCACTGAGCCCGCCGAATGTCTGAGGAACCTCCGTGCAGGCGATCCCCTCGTCGATCAACTGAGTGGAAATCTCGCGCGTGCCGTAGCGATCAAAGCACGCCTCTTTCAGGCTGAACACTTCCGCGCCCCAATGGATGCGCTTCTTCATGTCGCCGATGGCGATAACTTCGCCCTCGCTGGCCTCTACGAATCCCTGCTCGACCCACTGCCTGTAGGGCATCCCGTCCTTGATCTCGCGCTGGCGGATGTTCGCCTCGGGCATCCAGTAGAACGGTAGTAAGTCTATGCCGCCATCGTCGCGCGGAAACACGAACACCACCGCCGCCATGTCCGTGGTATAGGCGGCGTCCACGCCCGCGAAGCACGGTCGGTCTTTGAAGTAGGCCAACAAGTCCGGGTGGATCGGTCTGACGCTCTCGCCTGGTCGGATGGTGAGTAACCCCTGCGCCGTCCATGCGCTCGGGCACGCCGCCCACTTGACCATGTCCACGGCTATGTCTTCCTTCTGGTCCCAGAGATTCAGGAAGTAGCGCCGGAAGGGCGTCAAGTCCCCTTCGGCTACGAATGAATCATACTTCTCGCGCACTGCCGAGATGTCAAGGAACCCACCATTCTCTTTCAGGCTCGGGTTCGCCTTGATCCACGTCTTAGGGTCAGCCGGATCGTCCGTAGGATCGGCCGCGTAAATCCGCCCCCAGAACTTAGGATCTTCTACGACTCCTTCTTTGATCTTCCGCGTCTTCTCGTGTAACATCCACGCGATGGGGGATTCGTTCTGAACGCCGGCCGTAGTGATCGCGATAGTAAGCGTCTGGCGCCTGGTGATGCCACCGTTAACCAGCACATCCCAATTCTCGCGATGCTTCCGAGTCTTCCACCGGTGGATCTCATCGGCTATCACGCACGCCGGGTTTACCCCGTCGCCGAAGTCCCCATCCGCCGCCACGGCCGCATAGAATGAGTCCGGATCGGTGCGCTTGCAAATTCGGTTAGTGCCCCGCATCAGCCGGAATAAGCCCCGTAACTCAGAGCTTTGCTCCACCATCTTGCATGCGGCGATATAAACGTTCATCGCCTGCCGGGTGGCCGACGCCGCGCCGTACACCTGGCACCCGGGTTGGCGGGCCGTAAACAGGACCAAGAGAACTAAGCCGGCCGCAAGCTCCGTCTTACCTGTCTTCTTCGGAACCTCAAGGTAGACGGTCTCGATAATCCTGTTGCCGTCCGCGTCTACGTTTCCGAAAACTTCGCAGATCGCTGCTTCTTCCCACGGCGCCAACAGAAAAGGTTTCCCATACCACTCATCCGCAGTATGCTTGAGAATCTTCTCGAAGAAATTGCAGGCAAAGGCCGCATGTTGTTCGGAGTAAGACATACGTTACTGCAACCGCTCGGCGGTTCGCTTTCTAGGTTGCATCAGCATCTTGTCTAAGTCATCTACCGGCGTATCTTTCTTCTCCGCCGCTACCCTCGTGCGCGCGGAGGGCGTCATTCCGAATTCGCGGAGCAACCTGAACTCGCGTTCCTTCAGGATTTCCGCCAACTTGAACGCCGGAGAGATAGCGATCACCCCGCGCGGGGTCTTGTATAGCGGCCCGGACTTCAGCAGGGCGGCATCCACGGTCACCCTCTGTGATGTCGTCTTGCACAACTGCTCGAGCGCCATCAGATCCGCCTCCGTGAGCACGTGAATCGACGCCAGGATCTCTCCGTAGTACGCCCACCAGTGCCGCTCATCGTCGCTCAGGTACTCCGGGCAGCATCCCAGGATGATGGCGGGCGTGATCTCCGTCGGCTTCGGCTCGCGCTTGCTGAGCGAACGGTGGCCGGGCATCCCCTGCGCTTTTTCGAGCGCTGACGGCTTCGGCGCCGGCCCGCGTAAACCCACTAGTTCACCTCTCGTGATAACTCAAACCCACAATTTGGACACGTCTTAGAACCGCCCCCTCCACCTTCTACCGGTTGATCGAAGGGTGTAGATGAAAGGTCCTGCATAAGTTCCTCGAGCGCGTCCGCATCGAAGCCGGTGCCCAGCAGCGTGCCGGTATCCGACTGAAGTCCCTGGAGTATCTCGGCCAGTGCGGCCTCGTCATACGTGCCCATGTCCGCCGTACGGTTATCGGCCAGCATAATCCGAAGCGCCCGCTCATCGTCACACGTGATCCACACCACGTCCGCCATGGTGCGTCCCTCGGACTGCAACGCCCGCCACAGGTGGTTGCCGGCCAGGATGTGGCGCGTGCTCCGCTGCACAATCAGTGGACGGTAGCATCCGTTCGCCTTGACGCTCTCAATTACAGCGCCGAGGTCTCCTTGGCGCGCGTTCCGCGGGTGCGGAATCAGGCTGTCAATGAGGACGGACTCCATGACCAGTTCCGCCTCGACCGCCGCCGCTACTTTCGCTTTACGCTTTGCCATTCTAAGTTGAGTCGACCAATCTCCGCTTCCAGATCCACGCCGAACCGCGCCTGCCAGGCCCGCTTCCCCAGCCGATGCACACCGGTGGGCGAGCCCCACATATGGTGACTAAAACAGAGCGGCACGGCCCGCATGTCGTCGCCACGCTCGCCGCTTCTACGAACGTGGTGCGCATGAACCGGGAGGCGCTGGCAGGCCAGACAGCCAATCTCGTGCAGCCAGTGGATATATGCGGCGCACTTAACCGGTTTCATTGAATCGCCTCACGTGGATCTGTTCGAGAAGCGGAAAAATGCGAGAACCATCGCAAACTTATGAAAACACGGCAGATATTCACTATGTAACTATGTTTCTCGGTTACTGTAACCGGTTCCAAAAACCTGCGAGTTTTCGTAGAAGGA